GTCATAAAATAAATAATTTAATTCAGATGCAGCGCAGGCCTGATTTACAGGTTGTGCTGGGATATCAATAATTTGACTCCCGCCTGTAATCTCAGCGTCAAATATTTTGCCTGCGCTCCAGGTTATATTCAATCCCCCCGCATCGGTAACGGCTATAAATTCATGGATACAAGAGCTTACCCCCTTTGCTCCGGCTGATAAATCATGCCAGCTATCATCTGATGTAAGCCCGATTAAATGTTCATTGTTGGCAAAAAACCTGACATATCCAGCTCCAGGAGCGCCTGGGTCTGCTATACTGTGAATTTCTGAATAGTTTATTTTAGTAAGGTTTTGATTATTCCAATCAAAAGTTGCTGTTGCTTCCCCTGACAAATCATCAAGCGTTTCAGCATAAGTCCGCCCCTCTAATCCCGCAGCTGTCCATTTGGCAAACTCATCATCAGCAGGGCTACCATCTACTTTTATTAAATCAGTATCAGCGATGCCGGTGTCAAGCATATCGCTGCCGCCTTCTTCGTGGTTTTCGTGATGGCCTGTAACTAATCCTGGATAACTGGAAACCCCCGTTTCCATACGGTATAATCTGCGGTTTAGATTGCGTACAAATGCCTCAAATTTTTCTTTACTTAAAAATTTACGTCCTGGCATTTATTTAACCTAATATGTCTGTGTATCCAACACAGCTAACATTTTTGTTGTTCCCCGTGAAAGGCTTTTTCTTATAGATAAAATCCTGAATATAACGCTGCTAAAAGTGCCGCTTGTATTATCCCCCCTTGTCCTTGTTATAGATACTTTTTTCGTAGGAATTAGATCCCACCCATAGCCGGCAACCTCAAACTCTATATACCGCTGAGGATATTCAAGTAATCCTATATAATCACTTGCTAGTGTAGCAGCATCGGCAGAATCCACAAGATAAGTTTCGACTTCAAGCGTTTTGTTATTTTTATAAATATGCTCGGCTATAGTAGATGAAGCTTCGGCAACATTAAAAGTTTGGTCTGTAGGATTTTCCTTGTATTTTACTTTTATCGTTTTATAAACCGCTGATAAATCCCGATAAGAAGTAAAGGATATAAAATCTTCATCAGTCAACGATATATCAGCAGCTCCGGCAGTATAAAAAGTTACAGTATAGGTATCGTCAAGTTTAGTTAAAAATTTAAATAACTGTCCCGCTTCCAACTTTTCAACAAAGGATTGAAATTTCCTTTCGCTGTCAATATACGCAGCTAAATTTTGAGTCCTGGCAGCCCCTAAAGCAGCAAGGGCAGCAGCGTCAATATCGCCAGAATCAACATTTAATACGTTTTGCAATACATCGTCTAAAATATCATCAACCTGATTATATTCACCTGTAGCGTCAACCTTTATATCCTCGGCATTTATAACACTCCAAATTGAATACCCTTGCCAATATGCAGCTGTATGAAGGGTGCTTACATCAACCTTTGCCGAGTTTGCCCCGACCTGTGTTCCCACCTGGTCGCTGTGTATTTCTATCCAGGCATCACCTACGGGTGCGCCTATTTTCCTCGTCTTCCATTGAATCTTCGTAATATAATAATCCCCCGAGCCTGGAATTTTAAAACTTTGGGCTATTTTCGTTCTATCTGCATGGCTTCTCAATCCATTATTCTGCACGCCCCCCGCCGTAGATGAACAATCTACTAATAATTCCTCTGATCCGCTTGGAACTTTGCGTCCATATATTTTAAATGTTGCATCAACCGCCTGGTCACTCCAGGCATCAGCCCCATTAATAAAATACATCGTACCATTGCCATAAAAACTATTATCCCTAGAAACTACCCAGATATAATCTGACCCGCTTATAGCAAAATCCGCAGTCCATATCATATAATAGGTCGTGCCGGCTGTACATAAGGGTGAGCCTGTGTCAAAGGTAAATTCACCATTAGCAAGGTCGGCTGTGTAGTCAGTCCCGCCTCCGGTTAAAGCCACCCCGTCAGCCCGCACCTCATCAATGGAGGCGAGCGTATTGCTGCATATTTTATATTTATGTGTCACCTGGTCAATTATGACTGGAGTGATATTTGTAACAGCCCCATAGCATAAAGGAATTGGCATACCGTCAGCCCGTTCTTCAAGGTTTGGGTAGTCGGTTGTATTATATCGCTTTGTTGGGATTATTGTATTAAGCATGTTGCACCCTTAAATCCTCAATATCAATTTCAATAGCCTCCTCACTCCAGCCTATGCCACCCGTCCAGCCTATCCAGTAGGTGCTATAACTTGCATAATTTCCGCCTTTTATTCCGGCTTTTAGGATGATTTTTTTAGCTTCATAAATATAATCCGTAAGCCTTGTATCATATCTCCCATCAGCATTTATTATTTTTATCGAGCCAAAGCTCTGTCTTGTCCCCCCTTCCTGATAGCCGGAAGTTTCATTTGTTACATCCGGTATATCATCAGCGTTTAAGTACGGCAAATAAACATTTCCATTAAAAACAATGTCCTCGTCTACATATTGAGCATTGGTCAGATACTCCCAAAAATAAGCTATGATGATATAGCCTGCAGGATCGTCTGAGCCGGTTGTGTGAACATAAAGCCTTGTATTAGCAGAATCCCAGTACCAGCTTCCGGCATTGTCATTACATAAAGCCAAAGACCCCCGCTCAGTTAAGGCAACCCCATCTTCCTCAACTTTTGACGGCTCGCCTTCAATGTGGGAGATGTAATAGCTATTCTGTCCCTCAAAGCCAATGCCATAAGAAGCGACAGAGGCAACGCTTACCTCATCAACATAAGTTAAGTCTGAGCATTTATGTTTCTTTACCCTCTTGTTCCCATCATCCGAAATAAAGAGATATACGCCAGAGTCATCAACTTCTATATCTTTTGGATTATGGAACTCATCATCGCCCGACCCATTACTCCCCCTCTTTGAAACATATGTTAAATCCGAACAATTCCTTTTGTTAATCCTATCATTATTATCAATTACATAAACATACGTGCCGTCAGTACAAATTCCCCGTGGACTTGTAAACTGGTCATTTCCTGAACCAGAACTACCTACTTTAGCCACATAAGCCAAATCAGAGCAGTTGTGTTTTTTTATGCGGTTATTATTAACATCAGCAATATAAACATAAGTCCCATCTGTGCAAATCCCTATAGGGTTGCTGAACTCATTATCACCTGAGCCGACAGAGCCAATCTTAGCTACATAAGCTAAGTCTGAGCAATTCAATTTCTGGATACGGTTGTTTCCAGTATCAGCTACATAAAGATAAGTCCCATCTGTACAAATCCCCTGTGCGTTAGCAAATTCCCCATCCCCAGCACCGCCTGAGCCTAATTTTGAATCAAAAGAAAAATCCGAGCTTAAAAACTTTTGCACTCTATCGTTTATAGTTTCTATCGTGTAAAGATATGTCTTATCAGAACATACGTCATGAGCATTGTTAAACTGCCCATCTCCCGCACCTGCTGAACCAAATTTATCAATATAAGCTAAACCAGCTGAATATTTCCTTATCTCATCGTCTGCAACATATGCCAAATAGATATAGGCATCTTGCGTCCACCCATCCCCATCCACTCGGTGCCCTTCTTCAATCTCTAAAAGATATACATTTTCAGCCATTTTATCTTTGCGTCTCCACCGTAATTGCGAGCTTCTCGTAAACTATTGCCGGATGTAATGGGGAAATTTCCCAACTGTTAGTATTTCTGACATAAAACGTAACCGTATATGCCCCATCCGAATGTCCGGCATTTTGGCAGATATACCAGCATTTACTAATCCCAACCTCATCAAAAATCGACTTTAATGTAACAACCTCGGCTTCCGTGAGAGAAGGGAATGAATAGCTAATAGTTTTATAATGGGTTTTTTCATTGACTGAAATTTGCCCCCCTGTTGACATTTTAACAATAGAGGGGTCTGTTAATGTTACCGTTCTGTGCTGATAATTTACTGCCGGTTCAAAATAGCTGCCTAAAAAAACATGCCCGATTTTAATATAGGTATCCGGGTTGGCTGCGTCTTCTATTGAGATCCTCCACCAGCGATAACTCTGATTACTGCTCCAAAATTTAACCACCTTCCCATCCGTTATTGCCAGGGTATCATCTAAGTCAGGTGCTCCCCAATGAGCGTCATCAGCATGAGCTTGGATTTTAAGCGTGGCGGCTCCTGTGAAATTATGGTTATTTATTACAAGTGCTTTAATATTCTGGGCGGTTGTCAAATCAACCTTTATCCATTCGGCAGTATCATCAGTCGTTTGCCAGCAATAAGTTTGCCACCGATGTTGGGTATTAGTATCCGGGAAGCCAGTAGCTTCAGAGCTTGAAGTTATCGTAGCTTCAGTCCATTTATTTTCCCAAAGGAAGCGTATATTTTCATCAGCCATTTTAGTCTCCCACTGCACTTATTGGTATTTTAAAGTTTCCCCTTTTTATGCTTTTTTGTAGGAATTTTATTATATGCCCTTCATTACTTGGAATTACAATCGGTTGGATTTCTATCATCATATTCATGTTACTTGGCTGTGCTATCTTTTGGTCATAGTCGCTTTTTGATAAAATTACTTCAGGGCCATTTTCAGCCAAAGTTGCAAGCTGTGGAGTCCATGCTATTCCACCGGTTGCAAAACTGCCGATTTTTGATAAAGAATTATGTATCTTATCTAATCGGTTCGTTACCCTACCCATAACTGTTCCAAGGTGTTTATAGAATTTATCCCCCAACTGGTCAAACTTGCTGACCATTCTCTCGGTCTGCCTTTTTATTCTTTGGTCAACTCTGTCTAATTTCTTTACCGTTTCCACTCCTGCGTTGGCTTGTGCAGCAGCCGTCTTTTTAAACTCTGAAAAATCTTCAATCCCAAGTTGTTTTCCAACAAACGTCTTCATCCATGCAGGAATTTTCATCCCAAATACTGCCGCTGCCCCTACGAACTGAGAAACAACCGGCAATAATTGCTGGACTTGATTTGTAGTTAATTCTGCTGAATTCATAAAGTCATTAAGATTTCCGGTAACCCCCAGCATTGTCCTTGCAAAAGAAGCTGCTGATTTAGATAATGCATTAAAGGCATCCTGGGTTAAATAGGCAGAATTTGTTAGCGATTCTAAAATAGCCCTTGAAGCATCGAGGTTTTCAAAAACCTTTGGGGCTACTTCCATTTTTTCAAGCACGTCGAACATAGGTGCAAGAAATTCAGGGACATCTTGACCTAAATCTTTATATCGCTGTCTGAGTGCTTCCAAAGGTTCTTTCATGGCATCGAGGACTTCCATATAGCCCTTGCCCTCTGCAATCATGGCTTGCCAGGAAGCGGCAACTATTTTTGAAGTATTGTTTAGGCTCTTGCCTGCCCATTCAGTACCCCGCGCTAACCGTTCCTCCAGGACATCTATTTCCTTTATTAATTCTGTTCTAAGGTCAGGGTCAACTATATCCTCAAGCCGGAGTTTCTTTTTTGCAATCCTGTCCTTAATCCTTTGGAAATCAGGGATGTTATTAATCATTATACTCAAGGCATCCGGGATTGCTGATAATTGTTCCCAAATATAATCAGACAGGACTTCGGATTCCAACCCCATCTCGCGCATTTTTTTAATCATATCAACAAATGCCTTAGTTCCTTCCTGTCCATATTTTTTAGCTAAACTGATAGCCTCAGCCCAAGCATCATTGAGTAATTTTTGACCCTCAAATGTCATTTCACCTGTTTTGTTAAATAGATTAAAATGTTTATTCAGTTCATCTATCGCTGCCGTCCATTCATTTGTATCGTTCACCATGTCTTCAAGTCGTCTTTTAGTTCCCTTTTCTGTATCTGGTATTTCCCGTGCTTTTTCTAATTCATCCCAAATATCATCCCAGTTTTCTTTTATAATCCCAAAAGCTTTTAATATATGAGATACTAAGTTGACTGTTACATAGGCAGCAAAGGCAATCGCTGCCGCTTTCATCCCGGCAGTTGTTGTCATCCATTTAGACAATGCTTCACCAGCCATGTCTGCAAATTGAGTTTTGATAGCACCGAACATGCTATTAAGTTTCTCTTTTAAATCGCCCGTTTTTGTTAAAATGCCGCTAATTGTAGAAGCCCATTTAGTCTGTAATCCATCTGCCATTTCGCCCCAGCCGGTTTTTATTTTCCCTCCCACATCATCTACTTTATCCGGTATGCTTCCAAGCCCATAACCCATATCTTCCAAGACTGTATTGACCTTATCCCCCAAGTCAATCCATTCCTCAGCGTCATCATCTATTGCCATGTCCAGGTCGCTGAATTCATCTTTTAAGGCGCTTATTTTACCTTTTATAATACCCGCTTGCTCAATAAGTGATTGCCAGCCCGCTTCCCCTTTAAAAACCCTTGCCATTAAATCCCAATATTCATCATTAAGTTTTTCTATCTCCGTCCTTTCGTCTTTTATTTTAGGGATAAGTTCTTTCGTCAGCTTGAGGTGTGTTTTTTCCGGCCCGATTAATTTTTCAAGGGCTTCCTTTCTTTTTTCTAATTGGCTAATTAATTTTGGAGTAAGGTTGGTTCTGTCTTTTAAAGCGGCAGTGATTTTATTATGTGCCTTAAAGAGTAAGTCCATGTTAGTTAATTCACTTCTTATTTTTTCAATTTCAGCCTTGCGTTTCTCTGTGAGATTCCCCTTAAGTTTAGCCTCGTATATTAAATTATCACAATATGCGTTAACTCCACCTGCCAAAAGTCTATAACTATACGTTAGTGCATGTTTTCCCTTCGTTGCTGCTGCTATAATTTTATTTAATTCGCTTTCTTTTTTAGTTGCTTCTTCCGTTACCTTTGCGGCCGCTTTAAGCTCATCGTATAACTGCTGTACAGCATCAGCACCTTTTAACGTGCCGTTTTCAAGCTTTTTCATCACAAGGGCCATATCGTTTCCGTTGACCATGAGGGCAGCAGACCATTGAGCAAACGCCTTGTCATTCTTTTCAACTGCACTTATAATTTCTTCAAGGGAAACAACGCTTCCTTTTGTTATTTCCTGCCAATCTTTATATGATTTAGATAAAGCATTAATTCCCTTAATTAATTTAGGAATCGATACAAGCAGGACGGCAATTGTAGCAACTATCGGATGAGCTGCCAAAAAAGTAAACGCCTTGCCAAGCGCCCCCGCTGCTATTGTTAGTTTTGAAAATAACAACCCAAGCGGTCCCAGAGCAGCGGCTAAGATTGCTATTGCTACAATCCATTTTTTAGTCCCCGCATTCAGGCTTCCCAACCATTGAACGAATGGTTTTAAATGTTTGTTTATTAAATCCTTTAAAAGCGGTATCAAGATTTTCCCAAACTGAATCGCTACTTCCGAAAGTGCTGATGTTAAAAGTTTCCATTGGCCTTTTAGGGTATCAATTTGCTGCGCTGCCATTCGGGCAGAAGTCCCGGATTCTCCCAGCTTGTCCTTAAACCCATCCAGGGCATCCCCTCCGGTTGCAACAAGGTTGATCATAGCCGCTGAAGCCCTTGCCCCAAATATTTCAACCGCTTGTTTAGCATCCATATTGGCGGCTTCAAGTTTCCTAACAATATCAGTAAGAGAATTCGTCTGTGGATTTAAATCTTCAATAGTCAAGCCCATTTCTTTCAGGGCTTTTTTTGCAGAGCCTGTCGGTTTAAGTAGTTTCATCAGGGACATACGCAAGCCCGTCCCTGCCATAGAGGCATCAATGCCCTTATTATAAAGTCCCATAAGAGCAGCCGTGGTATCTTCTATGCTGTAGCCTAAAGAGTTTGCAATCGGGCCGACATAGCTCATTGAAGTCCCAAGTTTATTTAAAGTCGCCTGAGAATTGGAAATAGCGTTGGCATAAATATCGGCAACTGCCCCAGCCTCAGAGGCACTTTTACCAAACATATTCAAGGCAGAAACTACCGTATTTGTAGTGAATGCCAGGTCTTCCTGGGTGGCTGCAGCAAGGTTTAAAGTATCTTCCAGGGCAACTGACATTTGTTCAACTTTCCAGCCGGCAGAGTTGTGAACAATCACTCCAGTTGAATACGTATTGTCTTTCGTTTCAAGATTATAAACGAATCCCCCATATTTCTCTTTTTCAATAGAGCGGATTGGTAAATAAATATAATCATCATCAATCCAATGTTTTTGATATTTTAATTCCTTTTTTGGCCTAATCCCAAATATTTTCTCAATATAATCAGGATTCGTTGTTGAGATAGAAAACAAATCTTTACAATCGCTTACACTTCCGCTTGGCATCATCTTTGTTTTTCCGTTAGTTTTTCCTATAGAAAAGACAATCCCAATTTTTGCTAATAGATAATTGATGGTATAAGCAATATGAGGTGAAATTGTGCTTAAACCAATAATGCTGTTTTCATAATCTACATAACCATCCGCAGTAATATATCCCCGCAGAAAAGAATTGATTATTTTCTCTTCAGCCTGAAAGATTGCCTTTGGTATATGCTTGTTTTCTGCCCCCTTCCCAATCCATTTGCTTATTAGTTTAGCAAGCGGCCTTGACCATGCAGTTACTTGAATAGCTCCTGGTGTTTTTCTTTCATTTGTTGAATACCCATGCTTTTTTAAATAATCAATAAACCAAATTTTTGATTTTATGTCTTTTTCTGCATTAAAAACACAACTGATCCTTTCTTTATCAACCCATCCGTCTCCCATCATTAAGCCAAGAAAATAAGCCAAGTCTTCATCTAATCTTTCGTGAAGATTTTTGCCATACCTTGTCTTATAGAAATCAGCATTAATCCCTAACCCATTCCAGTCAATTTGTATTTCTTCTGATTTTTTAATTCGTGGGATAAGAAGAGCGTATCCTGGTTTTAATTTTCCCGCTTCAATCCACTCTGGCCTATAGTCTTCATAATATACTTTAGTGCAGTTTTCCCTGAGATAAGAACTGCAATTAGGTTTGCATAATTTTGGCGAATTGCTTTTCCCTGCTTCCTGATGAGGCCTGCATGGTTTTGTTTTGATTGCCAATATTGGATGATTCGCCGTTACGCTAAATGGTAATTGTAAGCCTGGCTTTATTTTTAATACTTCTCCTTCTGTACAAGGGCGATAGGTATGTTTTAGGACTTTTTGTGAAACTCCATTTTTCCCAATAACAGAATTGCCTTTATAGCTTCCGATTTTCTCAACTCGATAATCATCAGTTATTATGTATTCATCAGGTTTTAAACATGCCATATAATACATAGCGTCAGCAGCTTCGCCGGCAGAGAATACGGTATCTTTTCCCATTGCCCGGGCTAAATCTTCCATCTGCCCTTTAACTTCTTCACTTGCCGAGCCGGTTACAGAAAAGGCGTTTGTCAGTTTTTGTTCAAAATCTGCTGACACTTTTACGGCTGCCCCAGCTATAAGTAAAAGCGGAGCAGTGAGTTTCATGGTTAACGTCTTACCTAATGTCCCGGCCGATACCCCAAGCGCCTTCATCTTTCGGGTAAAAGAAGTCGTGTCTGCCGTAAATAAAGCATAGACAGTCCCTACCATTCCCATTTTATTTTCCTCTCTTATCTGCTTGCATTTGTTCCAATGTTACCTTTTTACGTTTCCTTTTTCCTGCTTTTACTTCTCTCAATATATGACTATGCCAGCGCGCCATCTTCTGAAGGTCTGCCTTATGGGCATCCCATTCAGCTTGAGATTTAAACTTTGCAACCCCAAGCTCACGCATGAAGTCAGCACCCAGCAAATCTTCAGCCGTTAACCGCTTGCCCTTGACAATCCACATATTCATTAAATGGGCTGTTTGCCAAGCTGCCCTATACCAAACCTGCTTGTCTCTCTTTATCGACGCTGCTACAAGGGTATTAAATTCCAGTATCGTTAAATCATAGAATTGCTGTGGGGTGATGCCGATTTGACAGGCCGTTTGGAGGGCTGTTTGCCAGTTCCACGGCTGGGTGTCTTTTTCTTTACCACCCTTTGTTCGTTTTTTACTTCCCCAATTTCCTTTTCAACAGTCATCCCAAGGTGAATAAACATCTTATCAAGAACCTCTCCAATATTTTCTAAATCTATCATATCGCCAACTTCTTCTTCGGTTATATTTTTGTTATACGTTCTGATTCCAAGGTAAATGATAACGCGTAAAAATTTTAAATCGCCCTTGAGTTTTTTAGCCAAAGCATCAGCATCTTCCAGGTTCACTCCTGTGCGCTCCTGAAGTTCAATAATGCTGTTTAGCGACATCCGATACTTATACGGTTTGCCGTCAAGCGTGAGTAAAATAAACGGATTTATTTCTGTCATATATCCTCCTTAAAATTTTTAACTTACTGAACCGGTTGTTTGAGTTATTGCACCAGTAAAAATCAAACTGGCTGAATAGGTTGCTTCTCCAAACTGCGGGGCTGAAGCATTGAGAGCAGTAAGATACGCTTCGCCGGTGTAAATAAAGGTTGCCTCGCCTGTTGTGTTAGTTCTCAATGTAAATACAACAGTCAAAACAGTTCCATTTGAGATATAGGTGAATAAGTCGTCAAACTGTTTTGCCGTGGGGGAAGTATCTACAACTACAATCAAACCGTCAATGTCCATTGTAGCCCCGATATCAGCCACATAATTAGTTCTCCATTTTGAAGTATCTCGCGCTACGAAATTACCATAAGTAGCCCTATCAACAGCTAAGGAAAAAGTCCTTGTTGCCGCTACCGATACATCTTCGATTGTCAGGGTGCAATATTCACCCGAAATTGGGATTTGGTCAGCCATTTTATCCTCCAATCTTGTGAGCCGGTTGGATTGACTGTTTTAAAGCCTCGCGACTCACATTTATTTTATTTTTTAAAAGATAAAATACATACTCCGGATATGGGAGAGTGCGATTATCTTTAAAGTCATAAATCAATTTTGCATTCAAATTTATTCCTCTGATAAACCCTGTTTTTTTGTGGAATATTTGCCAATATTTTTTGCGTTTCCTGTCTTTAAAATATTCCTTTGCTACGGTTAATTTTCCATGATTCGCAATAACTGAAGGTACAGTAGCAGCTTTCCATTTTCGATGATTCGTTTTAAGCCGTATAAAAAAATCAATATGTTCTATTCCTATTTTTAAATCATCATCCCAATAAAGCCCGGCAGTTTTCCGCAATAAGAAAAAATTATAAACATATTCAGCATAGCAATACTCTATCCCAGACTTGGTTTTTATCCAAACCGGATTAGTTATCGGGATGATTTCATACTCATGGTTATCCCAATTTATTTCCAGGTTATTTATAAAATCTTTTTTCTCCCCATAATATATCAGGCTCCCTGCTACCAAAGCAACCTTTGAGTCAGCCTCAAGTACCGATTTAAACCGCTCTAAGCCCGTTTCAGCCAAAAACTCTATATCCTCATCACATATCATTATATACGGAGTCTTCGCCTCTCTAACGCCCTTATTTCGCATCCTGCTTAAACCGGCATCATCCTCTAAAATATACAGCTTTGCCCGTGCTTTATGGATTGCCTTTAATGCCGGATTCGTAAGCCTTGCGTCTGTAATAACTATTATAGGAATATCCGGATAATATTTCCGTATGCTTTTTAAACAGAGCTTCAACTCAATGGGTCGCTTATGGGTCGTTATAAGTATCGTTATATCCTGCATCTGTTCACCTCTGCGGAGTTCTGGGCTATTATTTTAATCCCATTGTCAATATATTGTTTCCTTCTAAGATATTCAGGATTATAAACTTCAATACCTTTCATCGGGGCATTATATCTTTGCATAAATTTCCTCTTAGCATACTCATCATTGTCTATTGAATAATTTTTCTTTAATCCCTTTGGTAGTATAGAAAATTCTTTATATTTCACTCCAAACCTGCTAAATATCCGTTTCCATTCTTCCGGTTGGTTTATTTTTTCAAAATCCAGTTCATAATATTTATTGCAATATTGTTTTGCCCAATTAAATCGTTCTTTTATTTCTAGCCATTGCCATAAAATATTTGGATAAAAAGGCAACTCTTCTTCTGTCCTAAGAAAATTTCCTTTCCAATTTGACCGCAAGAACCAACCGCTTTCCTCATTTTTACACTTCTTGGCATATGATAAGCCGACATCTATGGGATTTCGTTCTATATAAAGGATCCCGATATCCTTAAAGCTTGTTAAAACTCTGTATATATATGATTTTATAAACATCTGAGAAGATTCAAAGTACCAGCCTTTATAACTGCATTCTCGGATTTGTTCTATCTTCTCATCAATTTCTATTTGAGCCACTTTGCCGAGGACTGATAGTTGGTTCACTTGCTCAAGCGTTTCATCTACACACCACGGTTGAGGTTCATGGTAGGAGGGGATGCTTGTTAAACTTCTAAAAACTTCGGAAGCAAATAACGTTCCGCACCGACCTGTGGAAGCTGTAAATATTAACATTATGATCTCACCGCCACGATTGTAAAAGGTAAATGCCCTAACCAGGAAATCCCAGGCTCTTCTTTTAGCTGTTCAATATAAGAATTTTCCATCACCTTCCAAACTTCTTTCCACCCGGTTATTGTTAATTTTCCAGCTGTTATTTTCCCGCATATCTCATCCATGATGTCATAAGTTTCAAACTTCCCTCCTGCATTCCTTGAAAAAACATGGAATTCTAGGCTGATCGACCTTCCATTAACATCCCTTGCTTCAAACGGAGCGTCGTAAAAGTCAGCCATAACCACATAAGGAAAGGCTGCCCCTTCCGGTACTTCGTCATATACGTTACAAGAAATAGGTGAACCTCCTCCTGTCAGCAAAGTATAAATTGCCGTTTGCACTTCTTTATATGCAGTCTGTATTACGTCACTCATAATTTAGTATTTATCCCTTTTGCCATAGCCAGTTCCATTTTTTTTATAAATAGCCTTTCAACTTCCCTGTAAGCTGTCAATAGATATGGCGTTCTCCTGTGTACAGGTTCGGCATATATAACATTCGTCCCCACCGCAACCTGGAATCCTTTTCCATGAGGCTGTCCTATACCGTCATTTGCTTTTGCCTTTCCCCCGACCTTTGCTCGGGTTTTTCCACTTAGCGACCAATTTGTTGAGGTGGAGGCTCTGAGGCGCCCGGTATCGATGGGACAATACCCCTTAGCCCTGTTCTCTGTCTCTATTCCTGACTTAATTAAATCTTGCTCTATTTGATACTTAGTTAACGTGGCTAATTTTTGATAATTTGCAATAAGCATGCCCATTCCAATCAATTTCACTTTAGGTATCATTGAAAATCTCCATGCCTACTGTTATAGGATTCACGCCCCACTCGCCTTCAGGGGAAGGAAGAAGCGGCTGGATCTCGCTTATCGTTCTTATTGTAACGGTTTTATTCTTTGTTACCCCTCGGGCTATTCCTACGGACAAAATCACTGTAATAGCATTTACAACCGGATTAAGCCGTGTGCTATCCAACACCTTATAACCCTTGAGATTATGGCTTAAAACGGCTCTGAGGGCTTCTAATGGGTTATCCTGCGCTATTACCCAACTCTTTTGCGTATTTTCAAGCATAACACTCCATTTAGCCTTTATCCAAGCCTCTAAAAAATGATATACGCAGGCTTCAGGACTCGATGCCGGATAAATGGATAAATCTAAATAAATCATATATCTGTTTCCTCTAATAATGCTATTTTTAAATATAGTCCCTGCAAGTCCCAATCGTCAACTTTTTTAATATTAAATACCCGGTTGCCAATATAAACTCTATCATGATTTGAAATACCCTCCCTGAACGGGCAGTACATAACAAAGTCAGCAAATACCTTGGCGGCATCATAATATAAGATTTCCTTTTGTGATAAGGAACTCATTGCATTTAATCGAACGGGGACATTGTTATGTCGTATTTTCCAGGTCTTTGCAAGCTGCGCTCCAGCACCGGTTGATTTAGAGTAATATTTAATATCACCCCTTGTATTGGCAGCTTGGATTATCGATTCTAAGCTCATATTATAACTCTCCTGTATGTTTTTAAAATCTTCATCTCATCAGTTGAAATCATAGAAGCAGCTTCAGACCTCGTATAAGAATAATCTCCTAATTTTTCTGACTTCATTGTCCCATCCATTGTCCGCTTTGCGTCCAGCCCTTTTACGAAACTACAGGCAATTAATTTTATTTCTTCCGGGATAGTTACAAAGCCCGCCGTATAACAGATAAATATCCCTTTAAAAGTTGTATAGAAGGCTGACCCTAAGTCAATTATCCCGTTATCCATATCTACTTCATAACTGTTTAAAGGTGTATAGGGACATCTCAAATAAACATCCTCATTTAAGCAGTAATAATTCGGGTGTCGATATAATCTATCAGAAGGGTATGCTCCTACCGTGCTAGAGGCGGTTGAAGCAGCCCACCCGGCATTGCTATTTATTTCAGCAGCCAGCAATGTCATGGTCGCATAACTGGCAAAAGTAATTTCCGTGCCTTCTGACCCTTCCTCTACTAGAGTTACTCCTGTAGGCGATACTTTCACAGCAGCGTTATATTTTAAAGCGGTATTCTGCACCTTAATACATTCTATTGAACCAATCCCGATGCTTTCTATCTTAGTAATGGGATAATTCTTGGTAAATATTTTAGAGCTGCTTCCTGCATATCTTTCAAATAAATAATCCCTGCTTTTTAATTCCCTTCTTGTGAATCTTTCAATCCATCCTGTGGCCTGATCAATCAATCTCTCTATAGAATAATTATTATAATAAATCAAAGTCAGTTCATTAGCAGATCCAAGGCAAGCCGTAGCCCCTACATTTTTTAAATCCGCAGAGGATGCGCTTGAACTCCCGACAAGATTTGCCGTCCAACCGCCTGTCCCGTCAATCACAGAAGCCAACTCTCCTAGGGTATCATTAGCAGCAAGGGTTAAGTCTAATGCAACCGTCCCTGCATTAGCGCCACCTGTTATTATCAAGGTTAAAACATTAGCGCTTATAGTGGCTGTGGCTGCAGTTGCATCTCCGGCTGAACAATAAAGCTCAATGGCGTTTTCCTCAATATCAGAATTATTTATATCAGCCCAAGTTTTATAATCTTCGACTGAAATTAATGCATAAGTTCCGACTGCCATTTTTTTCTCCTATTATTTTAAAGCATCCAGTTTATTAAATATCTTGTCATGAGCTTTATTATTTTCTATTCGTGCGGTTTCGGCTGTTTTTTCATATTTTTCCATATTTGCGCATAATTGTTTTATAACAACGTCATGTTCAACAAGCTGTTTCCCATTCTCAATACATACCCTTGCTTTACCAACTCCATTTTTACCGTTACCATTATTTCTCTCTCTTCTCTTTAATAAACTAAATGCAATGCCTTCTTTTGCTAACATGCCTAATACTGTTGCTATTAAGACGCCCTCACTTATCATTGGCATTTTCCGTCTCCTTGCCTTGCTTATCGGCCACTTCTTTTTTAGATAAATTATTTGTAGTCGCCTTCCCCTGCAAAGCGTTAATAATTTGTATCTGTCTATTCATTAATAAATCTAACCTCTCCTCTTGTTTAGCTTCATGATTGACATATAATACCGCCACTAATGCTATAATCAGCACTAGGATTGCTATATCTTTCCAGCGTTTTTTTAACATAATTAGGTCACCATATTTTCCTTTTTTTAATGAATCACTGCTCCCCCATTCTTATGCTCATGCTGATGAAGCAAAGATAGCAATCCCTCTAAATCTTTGCTCGTAAATCGTATTCCCTGATATTCAATCCATTCTTCGGTAACCACAAATAATGGCTCAATATCTCTTGGCATTTTATCCGTAACAATTCCATCGGTAAACCCGCTATTTCCAATCGCAACACCTTTCGGATAGCCATGATATTTTTCTGATTCTAAAATTCTCCATCCGTTTAACATGCAAAAATCAGAGCCATTGACCGCATCTGCCCATAGATTAGCCCACTGAGCTGTAGTCTGATGCCCAAGGTCTTGAGTACCATCTCCATCTGGGTCTAAATGACCAGCAATTACCGCCTGTGCTGTACCGCCGCTAGTTACCCCCTTATAAATACCACCAATATCAATCTGATAATCTCCCGTAGCTGATGCAGCGTTTAAATCGTATCCGATTATGATATTTTCCTTGCCAGTTGTAATATTATCCCCAGCCTGATAACCGATTGCTATATTGCCACCATCTGTATTTGCGGGATCAAATAAATTAAGAGCCTTGTATCCTATCGCTGTATTACCATAACCCGTATCGTTTGAATAAAGCGTCCCCTCTCCTACTCCAGTATTATATCTGCCAGTAGTAATCCCCAGAAGAGCAGAGCGTCCCATAGCAGTATTGGATTGCCCAGAAGATAAATAATACATAGCCCCATCACCCATACCAGCATTGTATTGACCAGATGTAAGATTGTGTAAAGCTGAGTTGCCAAGACCAGTGTTGCCAGTCCCTGTGCCAGTCCCTCCATGTAGAGCCTCAAATCCTATAGCAACATTATTAGTCCCAGTAGTATTCCCATGCAAAGCACTATAGCCAAGAGCGGTGTTGTGATAACCACCTAAATTATTATAAAGAGCGCTTTTCCCGACAGCAGTATTTTTATATCCATCTGTTATTGAAAAAAGCGACCAATATCCAACTGCGGTATTATGGTATCCCTCATCTCCGGTAGAATGAGCCAGATTCCCAGCACCACCAGATAATACACCAATAAATGTGTTGGTATCCTGTTCAAGCCAACGGTCAGTAAATAAATCTGAATATAATCCAATTTTAGCTGCTGCACCGCCTGATTGTAATTTAGGGACATCATCTGTATCCCAACCCAGCATCAACCAGCTATCGTGATCGGCATCATATAAATAAGCTGTAGGATTCGCACTTGCAGCCAAAGTAAAATCAGTCGCAATGTCCCCTCTGTCACAGATGATAAAATTCCTTAGAGTCTCATCTAATCCTAATCGAGTATCGCTTGAGGACGCTATGCCTTCAGCATCGCTTTGGACAAATCTAGAATAAGTAGGCGTTATTGAAAATAGATTCAGCCCAATCTCACCAGAGGCCAAGGCTGAATTTACTGTTACTCCAGCAGTAGAGGTAACCGCTCCGCTATCTAAAGTCCCTGTAGTTGTTAGGTTTTCATTTCCAAACCCTATCTCCCCACTTTCTGCTGTAATGATTAAATTACCCGAAGTGTCAACTTGCCATTGCCCATACTGAGCAGCGGTATCCGTTTTATATCCAAATATCTTTATAGTCGGATTCTCACCATTGGCATTTACACCCTCAAAAAAGGTAACGTTTTGGTCGTAATTCGGGTTGATTAACAAGTCCCCGCCTGAAGATTCAAAGAAGGGCTCATCATCATTAAAAAACCCTACTTTAAACCATGCATCTGTATCTGCGTCAACAAATGATAGTACCGGCTGGCTTGTTGTTGTCACTAAGCCCCCAAAATTAAAGTCGGCAGCTACGTCAACTTGGTCAGCAATTATTAACCCCTTTTCAGAGCTTGCTATTGGAACGCCTATAACTAAGGCGTTGTCATCATCATCATAATCTATACTAGCATCTGCACCTGTTCCGAAAAGTACCTGCTCATCATCAGTTAAAACTATATCGCCGCCTGGAGTTAACCCACCTGTAGTTGTTATTGCCCCCGTAACAGTTAATGCCCCATCAATTTGAACATCTTGCATAAACCGGAAATCCCTTGAAACGGCTGAATAAGGGGCTTTAGTTGGAAATTGAGCAGAGATAATATTTATCAACCCCAGGGTCAAAAATAAAGTACCTAAAAATAAGCCTAACTTTTTAATTTTTCCCATTTCAGCCTCCTGTTAAAATGATATAAACGCCTCTATAGCAGTACAGTTTCCAGCACCATTTCCTACTAAGATCCGCTCCAATCTTATTTTACTAATCCCGCTAAAATCAAAAGGCTCTGTCCAGACAACTACATCATCAGCATCTCCATGTGTATTTGTTGGTATTGCTATTGAATAATTCCCTTCGGTTGTCCAGGTTGTCCCTTGGTCGGTAGATACTGAAAATTCGAATTCAATATCTACAGCAGCTGGTACGGCAGAGTCAAATATTATCGTTATCGCCCCGTATGCCAATTGACCTGAAATATCAATTTCAAGGGATGTGTGTCCTGTCCCATGAACGGAAGTTGCGTTATCGTTCACCGTTTCCGCAGCAGCAAGAAAATTCATCCGATAATGCTGGTTCGCATGAATAGGTAATAAAAGAATACAAACCAAAGCAATTACCGTTATTATATATTTCCTCATCTTATCCTCCTAAACATAGCCTAATGATTCAAGCTTTTTTTGGATTAATTCATCTTCTGATTCCCATTTATCAAGCGGTGGATAATAAAGTGATTCCCCACCCCGCAAGTCGAGAATCCTGTCAAAATAATCTTTCGGTACAGGCACTACAAATGTTGAAAGCCAATCACATTCAGGGCATTTATAGCTTATCCTAAAGGCTTCCGTTCTGGCTGTCTTGGTTGCCGGTTGATAAAGCCTTAATTGTTTCCCTTTGCTAAATGGGATATTGATTTTTTTTATTATTTTATCCCTGCGTATAATGTGCATCTTGGAATGCCGGAGAAACATTTCACCTTCCCTGTTACACATCTTGCAAGTCATGGGGAATAATGGATATACGCCCTGTATATCTTCCCTTAATTCCCATCGTTTCTTTGCTTTCCCTCGCTTCTTCCCTGTTAAGTCCTGCGGTAAAATTGTCGCACTCATACCAGGTGGTATTTCTTTTTTTATTGCTTTTTCTTCCATAGGCTCTCCTTTTGTATTTATTCTTGGTGCATTAAAAACCATATCAACAAACTCGTCATAAACTTCCTTCGGGATTGCTACGCCATGCACTATGCTCCACTTGCAATCATAACAATACATCCAGGTATCAACGGCATAACTTCGTTTTTTTGCATCCCCATGAAGCCCTAATTCAAATTGGAACACTTGTCCGTGAGAGATAACCATCTCTCCCCCGCAGAATAAGCATTTAAATCCGTTTCTGTTTTCAAGCTTAAATGGTTTTGCTGAGAAATTCCAGACTCGTTCATGTGGTAATTCTACTGAAATTGATGTCATAATTTTCCTTCGGATTGAAGGCGGGTAATCATCCCGCCCTCATCCAATTAAAAGAGAATTTAAAATGAACCCCAAAGCCTACCTAGCCATCACAATCTTCATGTAATCGATTTCAATATACTCTTCCGCGTCTGAACCGGCTTTAACAGCAAAAAATGCCTGAGTTGGCCCCCAACCCGTAAGGGTTAAAGTACAAGCTAAGGCAGTACTTAGAACTGCCCCGCCTGCCGGTGCTGCTGTTTCATCATAATAATAGGGATAGACGGTAAAGGTCGTTGCTGATGCTGGTTTACAATAGAATCCAAGCCGATAAACATGAGCAGTTACGTGAGCCAGTACGTTGGCCCTGGTAGTTTGAGCAGCTGCAAGTGAAGTTTCGAAAGATAGGTTCATGTTACTATCTTCTTTAAACCACATGATGTGATCATTACTTGCAATCGGCCCAGCTGCATTATCCTGCATAACGTCTACAGTAACATCCTCTGAAAGCCCAATCGCAAAATTAGCTTTATTGGTAGCACTTTCAGTCAGCTTTACCCGTGCCTCAAACCACAAGCCTTTTCCTGCAGTAAGCCCAAAATTTTCAAATGCAGTTGCTATTGTCGCCCCATCATTATCATCCCCATCACAATAATGCCGATACCAACCATTTTTGGTATCTTGAACAGCATCGGTTCCGCCTGCTCCAGCATCTTCAGCAATTACCCAATGTGGGTTATTTGTCGCATCGAAAACATAAAAATCATCGAAAAATACAAACCCAACTGATGGGTCGTTTAACAAAGCAAGAGGGCATGTCTGCCATAGACTTTTACCCTCATCCGGGCCATAGGTTACATCCCTGAAAGTCATGTTTCCCCACTTCCAGGTTGATCGTGATTGTAATTCATAAGCCATTGTTTTTCTCCTGTCGTATTCTGTTGAGGGCTAAATCCTTAACCCTTCAGATACGGCTTATTTTGCTGCTAAACTAGTAACAGCAGGTTTCTTTACTGCCGATTTTGTAGCAGTAGTTTTTTTGACAACTGCTTTTTTCTTTACCGGTTTCTTTTTAATCGGTTTAACTAACCTTCGACGGGAAGGCTTATAAATCATATCTGTCCCTAGTAGGCTAGTTAAGGTTTTTTGGTCATCAATATTAATTACATCACCAGCAGTATATTCACGCCAGTTTTTCTTTAATTTTACCTGCATCACTTTATCCTTACAAAAGGCAAGGGAGGCTTTTTAGCCTCCCTATTGTTTGTTTCAGTTTCAGGTGAAATCGCCATCTTATTTCGCTTAGGCTTGGCCATTGCCTTTTTCTTGCTCTTTTTCTTTACTACGTCTATCACCTTTAATTTTGCAAGCTCATTAAGAATGTCTGAACTGACACTAGCAAGAACCGCCCCAGCAGGATGATTCTTATATGGTTTTTTCAGTTTAACATCCATAATTTACCTCTAAGATTTAAACATACGCTGCCGGTTCATAGCGATTCGGGCCTCTAATAATAGAACAAGCTACACTATCTGCACCTGCTGTTTTTATTTTGAGAGCCACGCAATCATATCCATTTGCGACATCGAGTTCCGAGGCTTCAACCTCAAGAATCTTTGCCACGCCTGCATCTGTAGTCCCGCTTCCCCAGGTTGTGCTTTTAAGTGCTGTAGCTGTCTTTAATCCTGTTCCGGTTCCGGTTGCTTCAAGAATCCAAGCCGATACTTTTCCTGCAAGAGTTGTGTCGATTGTCGTTATAATGAACGCTATAAAATGACTTTTTGCCATAGAGATATATGGAGTTCCAGTAACGGTAGTTGAAGATGCGATAATAGCATTTCCGGCTTTTAATGTAATAACTGTGTCAAGGTCAAACTGTTTACTTAATTCTACGTGTGCCATTTTATCCTCCTTATGACCTTGTAGCCAGGGTTACAAACGGGCCAAGGGTATCGCCCCGTTTTTGGGTAAATGTGCTCGGCCACCAGGGCTGCCCGTCAAGCCGCATAACGAATCTAAAGGCAGTTTGGTCATAATCGAATTTTAGATGGATTGACTTTGCGAACTTAATTCCTGCTCCGGCTTTCTGCCCAATAAGGTACTGAGAAAAATCTGCAAGGACTAAATCTCCGGTTGTTCCTAAAGCAGAGCAATGCTCTGTCCAGATTATTTCTTTTCCCATAAGAGTTCCATAGGGAAGCCCGCTTATCCCGTTTGCCGGCATATATGCAGCAGAACCGCCCGTCCCTACAGTCAAAGCCATAGAGGCAAGCTGCGGAAAGGTATTAAGGTTCGCCACCCAAACGGCTTTTTTAAAGCATTTGGGATAAAGCCTGCTATACATTTCAAGAATGTTCTTATAAACAATGGTCGTAGCTAACTGCCCGGTTTCTTTTGCTTGGTTTACGGTGCTAGGGCCTCCAATAATACCCAGAGGCTGCCCCACTCCTGTTCCCCTCATGATGGATTCATCCACTTTCCATCCAATAGCGTCAGCAGCTTTATCATTCAAGAGCGGTTCAAGTGAAATAACGGAATCTTCAAGGATTTCATCACTTGCAAAAACCAGCACTGCTAGTTTATTAAGCCGTAGATTAACTTTTCCGAACTTGGGTTTACTCCCTGTCTTCTGTTCTTTCTCATCTAACCAATAGGCCAGCATGTTTCCATGTACATAGGTTGAATGGTCAAAGTCTTTTACAAATGGAATTCCAATCTGATTAATCCGCATCGGTACTTTCGTACAGCGATTAATAAAATTAGAATTAGCAAATCCTTTTTCAAGGGTCTGGTTTGCATATTCTGCGGGTGTTAAATACCCGCCTTGTTCCGGGTCACCAATCTCAAGTGAGGGTGAGCCTGCTGATTTTAATACCTTGTTTGTTTCCCTCACGTCCGTAAGCCACTTTGTGAAACGTGGGCTTGGTTCTGCTCCGGGAAGGTCTGCAAGGTAAACGTCTTTTGCGAATGCTGAATAAGAGTCATATCCACCGGTTTTGTCTAATCCCTTGAGGGCATTATCTGAAGGGTTAATTTTATTAGCCCCTTCCGGCCCGGGAAGATTCCTTAATTTTTCAAGCTCTGCTTCAAAGGCTTTTAAATCTTCCTTTTTCACGAAATTTTTAAATTCTTCATGAACCTCATCTTTCAGCGTTTTAAATGGAACAAACTCTCCGTCTAATATTATTGACTGAACGGTTTCAGCGATTAGAGTTTTGAGCTTGTCCATTGTCATTTTGTTGTCGTCTGGCAATGTCCTTCTCCTAATTAATTTGCCGACTAATCGCTGCCTTACTTTTTCACCCAGGGCGGGCTACTTTTTCGTTTTCAGCAGCCGGTCTTTTTACTGCTTATCTTTTATACTATCGGTAACAAGTTTAGAAATGTCAATAGTTTTTGCTATTTTTTTTCCTAGTTCCTCAAGATTAATATTTTCCTTATGCAATAAAGCAGATAAGTCCAACTCCTGTTTAGCGGTAATAATTGTGCTTTTTCCTTCCTCATCCGGTTCGGTTGCTGCTAATAAAGCACTTAATGCTTCGGTTGCTTTTGCCATAGCTTCCACGCAAGTTTTTATTAATGCCCTATTTTTCGTGGAAAGTTCCCTTCCAGCTTTTTCCTCTATGGCCGTTTTAAGCGATGTTATTTCTTGGGTAAGGGCATATATAGCATCTGCTGATTTATCACCATTAGATGGGTTTACATCGTCTTTATCGGATATATTATCATCAACTTTAGGCTTAGTTGCTGCTGCAAACTCACCATCATGGGCATTGCAATGGGTTTTGGCTTCCTTAGCTGTCCAAGTGTCTGCAGAGTAAAAATATTCGTTTTCTTCACTTGTTCCATCCTCCTTTATGCCAAAACGAACGGTATAGGGCTTGCCTTCATGTTCCCTTGTGTCGCTGCGGTATTTTTCATAATCCCCTGAATTGATTGTGCAGACATGATTATTTTCTGATGGTTTGGTTGTCCCACCTTCTATGCCCCTTCCTTCTCCAGGGCGTTCTGCTCTTCGCATCTCACCTCCGCATTTCGGGCATTTAATGTCAACGCAATGTTTTTCGCTTTTGAGCTTGTGTCCGCAGTCAATGCATTCGCAATTATATTTAGCTTTTTCTCCTTCCGCTTCAACCTCGCCCTCCGTTTTCTCTTTGCCTTCTTTTTTCTGCTTGCCATCGCCTAAGTCCAAAATAATCTTATTTTTATCATCCTTGACCTCCGGTATTTCCTTTAAAACGATTTCCAGTTCCTCTATTATTTTTGGTGATAGGTTTAATTCCTTTGCCACGCTTAGGGTCAATGCATCAGGATTGGAAGGGATTGAAACTGCCGAGTATTCTAATAGGCTCCATTTATCATGAATATACCGTACCTCGCCTACATCCAGCTTATCAATTTCCTTTTCATCCGGCTTGTGTCCCTTTATAGGAATAAACCCAACGCTCCATGCCTTTATCCAGCCACCGGCATAAAGCCGATAAACCTGGGCTGCCTTTGTTTCAACTAAATTAAATTGCGTCAAGGCTAAAAGCCCGGAGTCTGTCTTAGTTATCTCAATATTTTTCCCTACGATATTTTCTGGAGAGTAATAATCATGCCCCCACATAACAACGGGATTTTTTTTGTAATGCTTTAAATCCACGCCCTTCGGGGTCATTATCTCCCTGTCCCGGTCAAGGGCAGATGTTGAGATATAATGCCTTATTTGCCCCTCTGCTAAACCCTTTAATGTTGCCTTCCCATCAACGTAATATTTTTTCCAGTATGGGATTTCTTCCATATCACGCCACGGGGCTGAGGGGCTTTTTAACAATTCCTTGGCTGCATCTTCTATAGAACGAAGATTAAATGCCTCTTGATTAAACCTAAGCCCGAGAGTCATCTTCTCGGTTGTTAATTCCTTCATAGTCCTGTCCTCCTATTAAAATTTATATACTTTATTCATCTAATGCTTCTTCCCATAATTCCCTCCTTTGCATTTAATGCCCTATTTCTGGCCTTTCGAAAATCCCTTTTATATTGAGCCTTATCCTTAGCCCCCTTAGCTGCTCTCATAGCAAATCGAGAAGCCGCCATGTCTTCTTCAGCCTTAGCAAGCTGTCCTATAATATGAGCCATTTTCTTATCCTCCTAAATATTTAATCTATTTTAAAATAGCCACCAGGCAGCAGCGACATGATGGATGTAATCCTGGATGTTGTATTTCCTCATAATCGAACTTCATATCTACCCCACCCTCAGTCGGGACTCCCTCAAATGCCTCTCCTGGGTTGCTAAAATTAAAGCTGTCACCTTTTTTAAAAAACGGTTCATCAAGCGGCATAGTTTTTCCATCCATTTCAGCACACGCCTCGCAAGTTCTTTGGTCATAAGCCGCACACCAGGCTTTCCCCTCTACAAGGCCGCTTTCTTTATATGCGAGCAATGATCCTCGGTTGCTGGCTTTTAATACCTCTGTACGGGCTATCATTTCAGCCCTATTTCTGGCTATATCCATAGCGGTTTCTATCCGCTTACGTAAAGTCCAGATACTTTCCCCGTCTGCTATGCCGGTCATAAGGGTCTTTTTTAGGGCTTCATATTGAGTTGCCGTTATGGAGAAGGCTGCGTTCTTGGCGTTTTGTTCTATCCATTCTATCGCCCATGTGTCAACCTGGTCAAAGGAAACAACCACCCCCACCTCATTGCTTGCCAATCCTAATCCCGTCTTTAATGGGGCTGCTGTTAACGCTTGCCCGTCCCCTGTCAATGTGCCATACCAGGCTTGCCGGTCAAATAGCCATTTATCAACATCAAAGTCCTTGTTAACCGGAGGAGCTTTGTATGCTCTGCCCGGATTCTTTTTCATCTTCCTTAAAACTTCAGCTTGCATTTCATTATATCGTTGTATTAGTTTTTTCTTGTATTTCTTGGCATGCCCTTCATTAGCAGCCAAAAACTCATCCTGATGGAGCATTGCCGCCCTTGCAGATAACTTCCCTGCCAACGATTTGGCCATTAACAAGGGTAGTTTTTTTTCTAATGCCCGGATAGCAAGCTCCCTCGCCAAAGCCTTTGCCAGCCGGTCATTTAGATCCATTGGTTTAGTTTATTTTACCACTCGGGAATTTCATGCTAGGTATAGTTATTTTCCCTTGTCTTTGTAGGATTTTCTTTTTCTCTGCCTCATAGGCATCCTTTCTCCGCTGTAATTCCTTTTCAGAAATAACTTCAATGTGAGAAATATGGTCTTTAGCAATCAGAACAAAAATGTCGTCAATAGACCGGACTAAAAAGTAATCATCATCCTTCCATTTATCCTGAATGTCCTTTTTTAAAGTATGAATGTCGCCATACGCCACTATAGCTTTTTGACTCTCTTTTAATAAAAAAATTAATGCCATTTTAAACCTCCTTGATAGAATACCTAGGGTATCTTTGCCAAGCGGTGAGCCTCTTAGACGAAACGCCTATCTTTTTCAAAGCGCTGCCAGATTTGAACTGGCATCTCCCCAGGTTTATCATTGCTTGTTATCTAATTAATCATCCTCGCCGCTAAAGAAGCAGCTAAGGCGTTTATTGCCTTTTCCTCATCCTCCTCAGTTGGTTTCTTTGGTTCTTCTTTGGGTGGTTCAATCACCGGTACAGGTGGCGGGGCTGTCCCAAACTCTACCATATTTTGCGGTATCACGGGAATATCCCCAAATCCATCATATGGCTCTCGCCCTTGTTCTTGCCGTATTTCGTTCCAAGTTCTGTATCCCGCCTTAATAGATGTGAGATTTTCCTTTAAGGTAAAATCCCTGTCCTCCGGTATACAATTATCAAACGCTACAAATAACTCCTCGCCTTCCCCGAATAATGGTAATAGCTTCTCGTTTATTTTTTCTTCATATAGCTTAAGCTTAGGGTCTATAGTGTCCCGCATATATTGAGCATAAGCCACTGTTGCGTTTGCCCTGTTGGATTTTTCAGGCGATAATAATGACATAGGAATCCCATAACCATCTGATATTTCCTCCCTGGTCATTTTCCTCCCTTCCAGGTGATTCATTTCCCTGGGTGACACGCTGATTGCTTTATAGGTTACACCTCCTTCAAGGATTGCTACTTTTCCGCTCTTTTCAGCCCCCCTATAAGCCTCGTTCCATTCTGACTTTAATCGGTCAAATTCAACGTCATCTAAAGACTCAGGCATTTCTAAAACACCGTCTGGGCGTGCCATATTTCGAAACTGCGCTCTTTCATATCGATATATATCAGTATTGATTATAATGGAATCCGACAATGCCATGACGGGGCTTAATCCTATTGCCGGAGATAGCGGGTTCGGGTATTTGTGATGCAATATAACTTTAGGGTCAAACGGGACATCCTGCTCGCCACCTGTATAAACATATGCCTTCACGTAATTATCTAAGTCAGCCCCTAATATGATTCTCATTTTGTCGCTGCTCCATACCCATATCTGATAAGGTTCTCCAAAGGAATTTTCCCGCAGCCACCAATAGGCGTTTCCGGTCAGCCCCATATTGGTTTCCGTCAACATCCATAAATCTAATTGGTTTAACATCGGGTTAACTGATTGTAATAGCTTTAATACCGGATGTTCTACTATTTCCACAACTTCACCCTTTGCCTTAGTCATCCACCGGTCAATGCCAGCGTTTTGTTTCAAGTGATTGAGGGCGTTCTTGGAAATCCCCCTTGTTTGTTTTGCCTGCAGAACGGAAGCCGCCTTGCCTTTGTATAGCCTTAATTTCTGCCTTGCTATAGCCCGGGCATTATAAGCGTTGCAAATATAAACCCAGCTTTTATTATTAGATAACTGTGCAGTTACAGAGGATAAGGTCGCCCCCTCTGAGCCTTGCCCCCAGGTAGAAAGCCCTGTCCAAATTGATTCGTCGTTTATATCCGGTGCGCTCCAATTCCCAGGAAAAGGCATATCCGAAAACCATCCCTTTAATCTTTTTATATAAGACTTCCGTCTATTCTTCAATTTATCCTCCTAATTCTAGGTCTTGCTAGTTTACCATCATGCCCAAGTATCATATAACGTAAACTGTCGAGTCCGTGGTCGCGCTCCTTTTGCGGTTTGTCTTTATCTTCCATCCATGCATATGTTTCAAACTCATCTATTAAGTTACGGCAAGACTTAACAACACGCAAGCGCTGTGTTCTTATTCTCGCTCTTACCGCATCTATTCCGGCGTTAACTTCATTGTTCGCAGACCGTATCCGCACGCCCTTATGTTTCAGTTCCATAATCTCCCTCTTTCCTGACGGGTCAGCTTCATATCGAATGTCAACATCGGCTATCTTTTCAGCATGGTCAGCGAGTAACGTATTTGACTTAAAATATTCGTCATATATATATAATACATCATCCGGACTGACCGCCCCTTTTAATGCTACAAAAGGGTTATTATAACCAAAGTCAATCCCTCCAAGTTTACGCCAGCCAATATTTTTCCAATCTTTTGGCAAAGCAAAAGAATCTATAATATGCTCAGCCCTAAACTCCGGATATATCAAACCCTCCATTTTCCGGAACTGCCCCCCGTACCGCATTTCAAACTGTTCCTGCGATAAAGTGCGCCGTACCCTTTCATATTCTTCCTTTGGAAAATAAGGCGATTCTACGTTTGCAAACTGGATAAAATCATAATCCTTATCACCACCAAGCCAGCGTTTATATAGTTCATGGTAGACCCAGTTCATAGCCGTGGGTGTAAAAGTCAGTAATATCCGCCCCATTGTCCTTGATACCCTGCCCTGCATTATAAGCCAGGCCTCGGCCTTCATTAAGCTGGCCTCATCAGCCCATATAGCATTGGCGGTTATCCCCTCAATGGCTGCCGGATTATCCGTGGATCGGAGATAAACGTGCTGTCCGTTTATAGTCTCAAACATCGAGTCACCCTTATGAAATGTGCCATATCCCCTTGGTACGTAGCTAAAAAACTTGCGCTGTGTTGACTGGTTCATAACCTTATACGTAGGGGCAATGATAATATAATCCCCCACCCCCTCATTCTGCTGCAGCTCCCTGAGCATCCAACAAGCCCCGAAAGTCGTTTTACCGCCCTGCACACCGGCGCAGAATGATATAAACCTTTTATCGCTATCCCAGGCTCGTTGTTGATATTCATGTAGTTTTATTTTCATTAGCTGTCTTTTCTTTTTTTCTTTTTTTTCTTAGATGGCTTATACCCCTCTGTTCTCAATTCAAATTCAGGGGCTACAATAGAACTATCAGGCTTCTTTTGATTTTCATCGTTTATATAAATTAT